AAGATAAATGATGTCAGTGGTGTGGCTTATGAAGGGAATCCTTTAGATAAATTAAATAGACTTATGCCTAAAGTAGACCCTGAACTTGTACAAAGGAGGTTGTATGCAAAAAGGAAGTCGTAATGTACCAAGAAGTAAGGCTTCCGCTACAACCTTATTTTATTGGAAGAATAAAAAATCAAGACGACATCACTCTGATAGTAATAATAGCGGAAGTCCTAAAGGTGAATTCGCTCATACGAACGCATATAAAAAGAAACATGCTAAGGCTCGTGCCAATGCTTTAAAGATTAAACCTAATCAAGATATGGTAACTCAAAAAGATGGTTCCCTGAAACCAGGTAACCGTAAGCGTAATCGTGGTCATGGGAGGTATGCATAATGACTGATCCATATCAAAGAGCTATTAACATTCAAAATATTAAAACTAAAAAGAAAGTTAAAAAAGTTGTAGATAAAGCTGTTCCTGTAGTTAAAGATACAACAAAGAAAGTAGTTAAGAAGGTTAAACCAGTAGTATCATCTGCTATTAATAAAGGTAAGTCAAAAATAAAGAATTTAAAGATAAACCAAAAAGCTTCTAATATAGCTAATACTAAAAATGTTAAAGGTGCTAGATTACTAGGTGCTAGAGCTAAAGGTTTGTTTATAGATTCTACTAAAACTACTAAACTTCCTAGAATTAAAGGCGGTAAGTTTAAAGGTGGTAAGATCAAAGGAATGCCTTTGCTTAATCTTGCTATGTTTTTCAGTGAAAAAGCTGAGAGAGAAAAAGCATTGATAGCACAAGGATATACTAAAAAAGAAGCAAGAAATAGAGCTTTAACTATTGAACTTGGTGGCCTTATAGGAGGTCAAGCGGCAGGTAGTCTTACAGCAGCTGGAGGTACGGCACTTACAGCAGCAGTTTCTCCAACTGGAGTTGGTGTACCACTTATGGGAGCAGCAACCTTGGCAGCTACAGCAACAGCTTATGGTAAAGGAGATGAAGCAGGTGAAGGTATAGGTAGATGGCTTTCTAATAAACTTGGACACAAAATAGACCAAGAAACACTTAATAGAAGGTTAGCAATTAGACAACAAACTAGCAATAAACTTGAAGAGATGAAAGCTCAAGCAGGAGGTGCTAACTAATGGCTTATGCAAAATTAGCTGGTAAACTCCTAAAGTATGCTTTTAAACCTGGTATTAGGAAAAGTATTATTAAAAGTCCTTTAGCTCAACGTGGTACTCTTAGCAAGATGGCCATGAAAAGAGTTAAACCTCAAGCTTTAATTAATCCTAATGCTAAACGTTTAACTAAATCTCAAATGCTTGAAGGCTTAAGTCCTGACTTAAAGAAGGCAGGTCAAAAACGTTTGAAGCAAGTAGATGTATGGGCTGAAAAAAGAAAGATATCAGAAGGTAGATATGCAGAAGGATTAAAGAAAAAACGTGCTTATGATGCTAAACATGGTTCAGGTGCTTTTACTAAAAAAGAATTAGAGTTACGAAAGTCTGGTCAAATGAGAAGAAAGGATACTCTTCCAAAACTTGAACAAACTTCTAAAGCTCATCGTAAGGCACATAGAGAATCACAGGTAAGAGATCTTACAAAACTACGTTCAGAATATAAAGATCTTAAAATTCAAAAACATGGTGCCAGACATCATAAGTCTGGTGTTAATACATCATTACCATTATTTGATAATCTTCCATATAAAGATGCACAGAAGCTTAGAAAATATGCTAAAAAATATGATGCTGAGTTTGGTGATGTTTTAAGTAATTTAGTAGATGTACCCGGTAGTACTAAACACGCCATGGGTAATATTCATAATTCTAAATTACATGCTTGGATGAAAAGAGTTGGTATTGATACACCTCCTAAAATATCTCCAGACGCACCTGTAGAAGTTAGGATGAAAGTTATGCAAGATTACATTGTAGACCTTAGAAGACAAGCTATTAAACTTAGAGATTTGATGAATCCTAAAGATACAGCAAAACTTAAAGAGATACTTGGTAGTGAACCCATGCCTGTGGAACAATTAACTATGATTAAACCTTCATTAACCCTAAAAGACTTAGGTATTAAAAAATAATATGGAATTCTTCAATCCTAAAAAACGTAAAACTCAAAAGGTTTTAAAACAACTAAAGCCTGAAACTAAAGCTGTACATAAAAATCCTTTGACTACATCATCCTTAACTGAAGCACAAAAACGTAGACTTAGAAGAGGAAAACCTCATCAATTCAATAAATCTTTATCATTATAATTATGGCAACTTCTAAACCGAAAAAGAAAGGAAAGAAAAAAGTAAAGGATTTAAAAATATCACGTTACAAAGATCCTCGCTCTAGACCTGGTTTATACTATGGTAGTGATGGTTTGAAAAAAATTAGATTACCTAATGGTGAAATTAGATGGGTAGAAACAGATGTACATCCTACTAGAACATGACCAATGTTGTACAAGCATTAAAAGATGATTTCAAGTTATTCCTACAGGCTTTGTGGGAACAACTTGGTCTACCATCACCGACAAGAGCACAGTATGCTATAGCGGATTACTTACAACATGGACCAAAAAGATTACAGATCCAAGCCTTTAGAGGTGTTGGTAAATCTTGGATTACTGGTGCTTTTGTCTTATGGACTCTCTTTAAAGATTCAGAAAAGAAAATAATGATTATATCTGCATCTAAAGAACGTGCAGATAACATGTCGATCTTCCTACAAAAACTAATCATTGAAACCCCATGGCTCAAACATCTGCAACCGAAATCAGACGATTCTCGCTGGAGTCGCATCAGCTTCGACGTAAACTGTTCACCTCACCAAGCCCCAAGCGTCAAAAGCGTGGGTATCACTGGTCAGCTAACAGGAAGCAGAGCAGATTTAATGATACTAGACGACATAGAGGTTCCTGGAAACTCCATGACGGAGTTAATGCGTGAAAAACTTCTTCAACTCTGTACGGAAGCGGAGTCAATTCTTACCCCCAAAAGCGATAGCCGTATTATGTATCTCGGGACTCCTCAGACTACTTTTACTATTTATCGTAAGCTGGCAGAGCGTTCATACCGTCCGTTCGTTTGGCCAGCAAGATACCCCCGCTCCCTCGCAAACTATGAAGGATTAATAGCTCCTCAATTACAAGAAGATATTGATACAGGTTCTGAACCTTGGGAAGTAACTGATCCTGATAGATTTAATGAAGATGATTTGGTAGATCGTGAAGCCTCTATGGGTAGATCTAATTTCATGCTTCAGTTTATGTTAGACACAAGTTTATCTGATGCTGAAAAATTCCCGCTTAAAATGGCTGACCTTATTGTCACCGCTGTTAATCCTACCGATGCTCCCGATAATATTATCTGGTGCTCAGACCCCCAAAACGTCATCAAAGACCTCCCAACAGTTGGTCTCCCAGGAGACTACTTTTACTCTCCAATGCAAATACAAGGAGAATGGACCCCTTACTCCGAAACAATTTGCAGCGTGGATCCCTCTGGACGAGGCACCGATGAAACAGCTGCCTGTTACTTATCCCAGAAAAATGGGTTCCTATATCTCCATGAAATGCGAGCTTATAGAGACGGTTACTCCGACAGGACTCTCTTAGACATCCTTAAAGGTTGTAAGAAATTTGGTGTTACTAAACTTGTTATAGAAACTAACTTTGGTGATGGTATGGTTGGTGAACTATTTAAAAAACATCTTCAAGTTACTAAACAAGCTATTGATGTAGAAGAAATAAGAGCCAATGTCAGAAAAGAAGATAGAATCATTGATGCGTTGGAGCCGATCCTTAATCAACATCGCCTTATTTGTAATAGAAGCGTTATTGATTGGGACTATAATTCTAATAAAGAGGCAGCTCCTGAAGAGCGTCTTCTATATATGCTTTTCTATCAGATGTCTCGTATGTGTAGAGAGAAAGGCGCTGTTAAACACGACGATAGATTGGATTGTTTGGCCCAAGGCGTCAAGTATTTCACAGATGCAATGGGAATCTCAGCAATGGAAACCATCCATCAACGTAAACGTGATGAGTGGCAAGACATACTAGACACATTTATAGATGATCCCCAATCTGCAGCTAATCATATGGTCCTTGGAATGGACTTAGATCAACGTAAAGAAGCTAGAGGTAAATCTTCTAGAAAACCACTCCCTACTTGGATTTAAATGACCCCTGACGTATACAGGGGAAGGGAAGGGTGGACCCGACCCCTTAGAGGGATCTTATCTACTTCGTAGACATCGATCCCTCTTTCTAATTATGATATCCCCTTTATGGATATCCCTCATATATCTACTCTAACTCTCTACCCTATATGAAACTATTTTTAGATACTGCTGATGTAGAATCAGTTGAATCAAGACTATCTACTGGACTTATATCCGGTATTACGACTAACCCAACCCTCATTAGGAAAGCAGGAAAAAATCCTATTGATGTATACGAAGAATTGATAAAGTTAGGTGTTAATGATATTAGTATGGAAGTAGTAGGTGATAATGAACAAGATTTATTCTCTAGAGCTATGCATTTAGCTAAAGAATATCACGATCATGCTACTATTAAATTACCTTGTACAGTTGATGGTTTGAAAGTCTGTAAACGTCTTTCAATGGTTAATGTTAGAACTAATGTAACCTTAGTCTTTAGTCCAGCTCAAGCGATATTAGCCTCCTTAGCAGGTGCGACTTATATATCACCCTTCATTGGAAGGATGGATGATAATTCATTAGATGGAATGAAATTAATTAATGATATATCTAATACTATATCAGACGGTACACAGATATTAGCAGCCTCTATACGGGATCCTCAGTCCGTAGGGATGGCCTTTGCATTAGGTGCTCATATTTGTACGGTACCTACAGCTGTGTTTGATAAAATGTATAATCATGTGTTGACAGATAAAGGTATAGATCAATTTAATAAAGATCATGCAGAGACATCAAATTAAATCTAGATGGTATTACATATTCTGGGGTACCGCCACCGCCTCTGTAGTGTTAGGACAGTTCCAAGTAGGTAATGGGTATAGACAGATGGTTAACAGTATTGAACAGATTAAAACAGAGATATGCAAAAACCTGAATTGATTGAAATGTCCCCTGAAGGAGCAACGATCCATTCTTATGATATCGAAGGAGGTAAAACGACCTTCCATCGATTCCTGGCATGTTACCTTGGTGTCTGTGAGTTTCATAATACCTTAGAAGAAGCAAAGGAATCCCTTAAATTTTGACAGAAATCTCTGAAGGGACATGTCTAAGAAAGCTGAGACTCATTCCCCCCGTGGGGGTCTCGGCTATCTATTATAATTCAAACCCGCTCGCACTTCGTGCTCGCTTTGTTAATAATATTCTGCAGGATTGCACCTATTAAATATTATTTTACCGTGCCAAATTGCGCTGATTGAGCGAGTGCGAAGCACGAGCGGGGTTGTTGATACATAGTGATGCACAGTTGTTGTTACTAATTGTGTGCACATCTGTTGCGCTATGTGTTAAGAACTAGACACACAGTTGTTATCATTATTACAGAGTGTAACGATCCAAGCAGATCACTTGCGTTATGCGTGCAATGCTGCTATACTTATAATGTAAACAAAACCACTTAGGATTTAATCACTATGTTATACTCAACACGTGAACAATTAGCTTTGGATTTATGTTATTTAGTCAAAGAAGATTACAGCTTACTAAATGATATCATCATTGAATATTGCGAATCAATTGATAACAAACGCTTCAATGAATTAGAAGAGTATTGTAACAACGAGATCAGATCAATTGTCTAATCATTGTTAACAACAATACCATCAGGATTATGAAAGAATTGTTAACAACAATGTAGGTGCAATTCCTACCAATTCTATTAATTATTACAGAGTGTAACAAGCACTTGCTTTCTTACTTCAACTCTGCTATAATTAAAATGTAAACAATCGGGGAGTAATCACCCATGCAAACTAACAACAACCTCATCCCAATCTTTGATGGAAGAGTATTAGTAAATGAGACAGCATTACATGACCAAGCTGTTATGAATGCATTACAATCTTGTTCACAAAGTAACTTCGAATTCAAGCATACTTGGGGAGGAGATAGTTACAACATCTCGGATAGAGATTGAGTCACTAAATGTTATTAACTGTTTGATTCTTTCTTGTTATCATTCACAGTCAAATCGCTGCTCGAATGATAACACGAAGGATTCATAAGTTTCCTTCACAATTAAACACTTATCACCTATGATTAACATGTTTCTCACTGTTACTGAAAGAACATCAACTTCAATTGAAAAGTTACAAGTTGATGGAGTAAAATCCCAAGCTATTGTTACATTTAAAAATGGTAATACATACGCTTATGGTAATGTCTCCAAACGTGCAATTGCTAATGTATTGTTTAATCCTGATGTATCATTAGGTTTCTGGGTTAATAACAACCTAGTACAATCTGATCGTGCTTTTGTATTAAATGGAGATGAATTTGATTACTCTTCAATAACATCAGAGCGTGAAAGATTAAATGCTATTCTTAACAAGAAAGAAGCACAACTTCCTAGCTTTGCTTAACACTCACAGTCATGCGATTCCTCACCATTAAATGTAAACCAACTGCTAAAGAAGATCTTGACATGTTAGGTTTTAATTACTCAACTGAAAGTAACTATCTATCTTTCAATTATGCTGAGGTAGATGACATCGAAGATGATGCAGTAATTGAATTACTTGAACTTAATCCAGATGATATTCTAAGCATTGATTAACACAAACTACTAAGTGTCTTAATTGACACTTTTCCTGACAATCTCTGGTGAGTTTATGTTAGTTCGATTCTAGCAATTGTCCAACTGTTCTTTACACTTTATTAACTTATTCACAGTCAATTCTTATGAACAACAAATCACCTGCTAAAATG